CGCCCGCGATCGTCGCAGGCTCCGTCATCACCCCGAAGGTGGCGCGCGTGCGCGATCGCGTGCGCCGCTACTTCTTACCCTCGCCGAGCGGGCTCCTGCTGCCCGACTCGCGTCTCCTGCTACCAACGTGAAGTGGCCTTCCCCTCGCAATAGGAGCGACCCCATGAGTGATCATCAGAACGAGATCCCCCCGTTCGTCGAGGACCTCTCCGTGCGCGAGTGCGTCGTGGACGGCTGTTTACTTCGCGCCGACGGGCAAGGATTTTTTCGTCTCGAGTTGCAGGTCAGGCGCTGGGGGAGCGAGGACCCCACCGGGCGGCCGAGCAAAGGATATCGAGTGCCAGTCGCACGGCTGACCATGTCGAGGGAGACGATCGAGATGATTCGACAGCAGTTTAATAAACTGCTCGATGCGCAGCCCACCAAGCAATGACCACACCGAAAATTCCGCCGCTCAAAGACACCGCGCCTGCAATCGCGAAGGCGATCGACAACGCCGCTCTCGGTAGATGGTTCGGGAGCGGATTGTTCGCAACGCTTTTCAAACGACGACTTCCAAGCCGCCAGGAGGCCGTGCGGCAGGCTCGTCGGCTGCGCATCGGCAAAATCATTCCTTACATTCGAGGAGACAAGAAGTGACGACAGTGAAAATGATCCCCACAGGCTCTGAGTCTGCTGCGCCGCCGGCGGAGAGTGGCGTGGCGATCGATTCCAAAGGCCGCCGCCTGAAGCTGCGCGAGCCGAGCATTCTCGATGAGGCACGGCTGGTGCGCACCTTAGGGGACGCAGCGTCCAACCAGGCATACCTCCTCGGCTACGTGATGCCCGCCGTCATGGTCGAGTCCATCGACGGGGAGAAGCTCCTCTTCCCGAGTACTGAGCGCGAGGTCGAGGCAGCCATTCAAGCCGTCGGGCGTCACGGCCTGCAGGCGGTGATGGCGCACATTACTGCGAAAGCCGGAACGCCAGGGAACGCGGAGGCCGACTTAAAAAACTCGGCAGGGCGCCCCGATTCAGGGAAGCCGCTTGGCTCATGAAGGGAGGCGCCCCGTTCCACATCGCATTCGGAATGACGCGCGAAGAGGCCGACCGCTGCATCCTGGAACCCACCGAGAGGCAGGCCCTGGCGATCGTGTTCGGCGAGCTCGAAGGCAATCGCTTCAACTGGCAGCGGATGGAGTTTGAGAGGGAGGAGCCTTGAAGGAATTCTCAAGCTTCGGCTCCTTCGCGGTGCACCTGGTCGAGCGAGAGGTGGTCACAGTCGCGACGCTGCACATGGGTCTAAAACGCGTCGCGGCGGCTATTGAGAAGACCGCCAAGGAGGAGATCGGCGAGTACCAGCCCGAGGTACCCCCTTTCCCTGCCTGGGCTCCCCTGGCGGAGTCCACGATCGACAACCGCGTGGCACAGGGATACTCGCCCGATGAACCGCTCCTTCGCACCGGTGATCTGCGCGATTCAATCTCACACCAGGTGGAAGGCCTCGAGGCGGCTATCGGCTCCGACTCGGAAATTGCGCTGTACCAGGAACTCGGGACAAAGACGATCCCGCCGCGTCCATTCCTCGGGCCTGCGGCGATCCGGAACGAACAACTGACTCTGAAGACGGTCGGCGCGGCCGCGGTCCACGGAATCACGGGCGACAAGAGTCTTGAGAGCTACCACTTCATTGCAGGAGGCGCAGATGTTTGAGAGCTACAAAATTGCGGTGAAGGTCACGCTCCTCGATGAGGTAAGTCGACCGATCGCGCTGCTGGCTTCGCACTTCATAAAGACAGAGGAAGCCGCCACGCGCCTGCAGGGGCGGATGAACACGATGCGCGCCTTCTTCGCAGGCGGCGTGGGATTGATGGGCGCGGGTGCGACGCTCGCAGCACCGCTCCTCTACGCGATCGACAAGGCTGCCGAGCTGCAAAAGCAGATGATCGGCGTGCAGATCGCCAGCCGCGGCACGGCCGAGCAAATGGAAGCGATGCGTGCGGTGATCGAGAAGACCGCCGGCGTCACCATATTCTCGAACATTGACGTTGCCAAGATGGCGAAGATCGTGGCCACGGGGACAGGGCTCGGCGCCGAAGACGTCACGAAGCTCCTGCCGGTGTACGCGCGCTTCGCTGACGTTCAGTCTCTGATGAAGGGCACGCCGTACACGCAGTCAATTGCCGATGCGGTGCGCCTCGCTCACACCGCGCAGCATTATGATCCCAAGGGACTCGCCGACTATCTGGACCTTCTCACGAAGGCCTCCTTCATCGTGCCCGGCGGCCTGGGAGAGGTCGGCCACGCGCTGAAATACAGCCAGGGCCTTGCGAAGACAGCACTCGGTGTCGATGACACGCAGATGGTGTTGCTCACGTCGCTCCTGAACCGCTTGGGCTTTGCCGGCAGTCGCGGTGGCACGAACCTAATCGCTGCCATGTCGCGCACGATTCCGGGGATCTTCGGATCTGGCCTGCTCACGGGCAAGAGCAACGAAGCTCTTCGCGCGATGGGCATGACCGATGAGCATGGAAAGTCTCTCGCTTTCGCGAACGGCAAGTTCGATTCCTTTGCCTGGATGGGGCACCTCGCTCAGTACGTGCAACGCGAGATGGCGAGCCACCCGGAGGCGATCGCGCGGCAGGACATCGCGAAGAACTTTCAACACGCCTTTGGCACTCAGGGCGGCCGCGTGGCATCACTGCTCTCAAGTCCGCAGGCGATCGAGCAGCTCCGGCAAATCGGCGAGATCTTCTCTCAGTATGGCGGCGTTGAGGCAGTCCAAAAGCGTTTCGCGGACGAGTCGGTGGCGCAGCAGTACATGAATGCGAAGACCAACTTCATCAGCGCGATGACCGAGCTCGGGATCACGCTCCTTCCGGCCGCGACCGCGGCTCTGAAGACCTTCAACACCTACATCGGTGATGTCATCCAGTGGATGACCAAGAACCCTGAGAAGGTGAAGGAGTACGCCAAGAATATCGCCATTTTCGCCGGCGCCCTTTTTGCGTTGGGCGCGATCTCGACGACGACCTCGGCCATCATCGGGCTCACAACGGTGATCGGCGGACTGCGTGCCGCCGGCGTCGCGGCTGCCGCAGCCTCCGCGGGCTTTGGACTCCTGGCGACCAAGCTCGGCGCGATCTCAGGCGCGCTTGGGGCAGGGTATCTGATCGGCGAGGGCATCAACTCACTCGGCCCCGAAGGGGATCTTGGCGGTTACCTCGGCGGCAAGCTCTACGAGTGGCTGCATCCTGAAGTCGGGAAGCAAGCGATCGCCCCAAGCACGCTTGCGCATCGTCGTGGAGTGATCGACCGACACGTGACGGAGAATGCTGGCAAGAAGGCGCCGGTGCAAGTGACCACGAACATCAATCTCGATGGCCGGAAGTTGGCTAAGGCAGTGACGCAATATCAGGTCCGCGGCATGAGTGGTCCACAGGCCGGCGTCTCTGACGTCGATGGGCGCGCGGTACTCGTTCCTTCCGGCAGCGGGGAGTACTGAAGGTGCTCAATACTCTTCCGGTCGTCGCTACTGCCAGGCAACCCCGAAGCTTGGTGCAGATCGCCACCAGCTACGCGGACACCCCTCAGCCACTTTCCGGTGTCGTCTCCTGGTCGATCTCAAACAACAGCTACTTCGAGGCGGACACGTTTCGCGTCGTGCTCGCGGCGTCCGCGCTTCCGAGCACCAACAATACCGCGTGGTTCATGTCGCAAGACGAGATCTACGTGCAGATCTCTGCCTCAGAATCGCCGGCGAACCCCGATGCCCCCGCCGCCGACTCGCTCACAACGCTGATCTATGGCCGCGTGGATACGGTCGACTTCGATCCCGTTAGAACCGAGGTCCACTTGAGCGGTCGCGATTTGAGCGCGGCATTCATCGATAACAAGCTAGCGACCGAGTACACGAGCCAGGTGGCGAGCGGCATCGTGAGCGAGCTCGCCAGCGCTCGCAACATCCCTGCACAGATCTCCGCGACGAGCACCAGGATCGGCACGGGATTTCAAGGTGTGTTCGGGCACGCGACCGTGAACCAAAGCGAGTGGGACCTGATCTGCTACCTCGCTCGCATCGAGGGTTTCGTCGCTTTCGTCTCACCCACGCAAGGCCTCTACTTCGGCCCGGATCCCCGCGACACCTCGAACCCGTACGTGATTCGCTGGCAGGCGCCGACGAGCTCGCAGGCCTTTCCGATCGCGAACGTCTCGGAGCTCGACTTCTCGAGAAGCATGACAGTTGCTAAGGGAATTACCGTGGTGGTCAGCAGCGCACAGCAAGCGCGAAAGACGCCGGTCGTCGAATACTACCCCTCCGCGCCGCGGGCGATTCAACCGGGCAAGGCCTCACCGTTTGGCGACGTGCAGGCCTATTACTTCAACACCACCCCCAACTCATCACCGGTGCAATGCAAGACCCTCGCTCAGACCAAGTACAACGAGATTATTTCGCACACGATGAAGATGTCTGCGCGGCTGCCGGCCGACGGCGTGCTGAGTATCTCGACACCGATTCAGGTGCAGGGGACGGGCACGGTCTGCGACCAAATCTACTTCCCCCGCGAGATCACGCGCGAGTTTTCAAAGGACGAGGGTTACATGATGCATGCGCAAGCGCAGAACACCGACCAGGCACTCGAGGATGCGACGGTGACGCCGTGAGCAGCGGCTGACGGCGTCGATGCCGAGATCACCGAGAGTCGCACGCTGCGACTCTCGACGGCCACGGGAACTATTACGCAGCGCTCGCGGTCGCTCTCACGCTTCCCGATGTGTGTGGGAAAATAGCGACCCCGACGACGGAGCGTTCAGTTGGCCTTCTCGGCAAGCCATTCGCGAGGTTCCTGAATCAACCTGTCGCGCAGCATGTCTTTGAGCTGCACAGACATCCCCAACTTAAGTGTGAGATTGCCCTGCTCTGGGTTTCCGATTATGAACTCGAGGACGACCAGGTCAGGACGATCTGTCGTCAGTGCGCGAACACCGGTGGCGTGGAACACCGGTCCCTCAGGAACGGTGCCGGGCTTGCCGACTCGACCTCCAAGGAGCGTCCACAATACCGCAGCCGTTGCGCGTTCACTCAGTTTGTCGTGCCGCTTAAGGCCATTGGTGTCGAGCCAGGTAACGGCCAGTGAGCCATCATCTGCGCGTGTC